CACACATTTACGGAGATACACTGCTCCCAGCGGCTACCTTTCGGTTAGCCGACCCATCCTTAAAAGGATGGGCCCCATCTCGTGGTTGGTGTTGACGCACGAGCACGTCCTGCGCGTTCTAGATGTTGAACGTCAGTGATAGGCTCATCACCGTGCAGCATGGACAGGACGAGATCTGGCGTGTCTTCTGCCAGACCGGATCCACGTTTCCGATGCATGCTACTCAACACCTTCAGCAAGGCGCCCTCACCTTCCAGTTTTGATACTGGAAGGAGTCTCCGGCTGACCCAACCCCTGACAAGGGGGCGGTGCAGATTTGGACAGATTCTCTGGGTTTCATACCCCAGAAAACTGTGGCGACCGAGCATCGGAGATGTAGGAGCGACGGTTGGCCAGGGTATTAATCTGGACATCCACGCATCCAAGAATCGTGCCGTATTCCAGGCGCCACGCTCGTAAGCGTGGTTTCTGAGTGAGGCAGTGGATTCAATCTCCCGAACGGAGGTACGGTTTCCAGGAAGCAACGCTCGGACTCTGAAGACTGTTACGTCTTCGCCGTCGTAGTACTCCTTACCGCATGACTCTCTGAACTTCCCAGTCCAGAAAGACTTACGGTAGTTCACCTTTAGCCCAAAGGCTTCGAGTGAATCGGTCACCGCATCGACAAAGCGCACAGGGACAATGATATCGTCCCCATACACACGCACCTTCCCAAGAAGGGACTTGATGTCCTTCTTGGTTAGTCTGCGACTGAGCGCATTCTCGATCCCGCAGAAGATGACGGTCGCAAAGACCATCGCCTCAATTGGGAACGTGAGCGCTGAGCCCATAGACGCGAACTTGGCTAGGTGGATTACACCATGGCCAGGCACATCAGCCTTCCGACTTCTGCATGAGTCGACTGCCTCCGCGAGGAGGGGATGTCTTCTGAGCAGGAGCTGTACATGCTGATTCGCGACTCGATCAGAGGCTTCGCTGAGATCCAGCGTTGCGAGGTCTCCATTTCGAGACCCAAGGCAAGCAAGGTGCTGATTAGGCACCGCGCTCGCCCAGCTGATAAGCTGTCTAGCGGAGTCATCCGCTTCGATGGCTTCTTGGAAGGACGCCATGAGTCCTTGCTGCATATATTGCATGCAAGTCGGCTCGATGGCGATGATCCGTGGAGTCTTGAGCGTTTTAGGCACCGATATGACCTTAACAGGTCGCTCGGCGTCAGGCTCGAGGTATTGCACGCGGGCGAGGCTTTGATGATGCCTCCAACTGGACAGTAGATACTCTCCCGAAGGAAAGATTCTGTCCAACCGCTGAGGCCACTCTGTCTGATCCCACTTCGCGTTTCCGCGAAGGCGATCGGATGTGGCGCCAGGCCCGTGCTTTGGTATGATGTCTCCGGTGTGGACCTTATGGTCCACGTCAGTGAGAACCCCAGCCCAAAGCAGAGAACCAAGACGAGCGAATTGATCACAATCAATGCGATCAACCGCTTCCGTGGTTTCACGTACATCCTGCTCACACTCCATAAACTTGTCCATCGCGGCAGCTACCCTTGCATCTGTGCAAGGGAGTTCAATCTTGGCGAACATCAGACTAATCTGACGTATCGCTCGGATTGCCTCGATATTCGGGACATGGAGCAGCCGGCCAGACGGTCGGTCGAACACTAAATCCAGGAAACCTCCGAGAAATCGGGGGAGACCTCCTCTCCTTGAAAATCCAAGGAAGAGGCTGGGATCCACAGCTCCCTGGTCAAGGCTTCTTTCGAAGTCTTTTCCAAAGGCTGGGAGGGCGATCGTGAGAAACGAAAGCCCCTCGTGTTCAACACGTCTCTCGATACTTTTGTAGTCGAGAGTGGTGCAGATGCCACACCAGGTTCCCACATCAGTGAGAACCATTTGCAAGAGCGACATCAGTCTACTCGCTTCCACATCGGAAGTGAGCACGGTGCCTCCTAAAGGGGGTCGCCGAAACTTTGCCTGATGTTGTTCCGAACAGTGCCCTGGTCCCTTGCGGGACCAGGGCCAACACTCAGAAGAGTGTCACGCCTGTCAGCTTTCGCCACCAAGAAGCTTGGTGATGTTGGCACCGGAAGAGGCCTGAAGCGACGCAAGAAATCCGTCGACGACAGCCTTCTGCTCAGCGACCGTGTATCCGTAGCGAGGACGATCCACCACCAGACGAAATGTCATGGAGTATGGAACGTTCTGCGCCGGGATCAGAGGGTCAGCAGTGGTCTTCTGGTGAACGATCGAGATGGTAGAACGGGCGCGCTTCGCGAACTGATGCGAAACGTCCACTGCGACAGTGCCGTCATCCTTTTGAAAGGAGCCGGAAAAGTCGCCACTAGCGACTCGCGGAAGCGAGTGCGCAGTGCCACTGATCGTCACTGACTGAGGTTCGGTAAACATTGGGCGTCGTCCCTTGACTTGGGTCGAAACCAGCGGATGCCGGTCTCGCAGGCAGGCCTTGCGGCCTTGAATCTCATGTTGAATTACATGAGATGCCCAGGAACCTTGGAAATCCCAAGAGCTCCTAGGATGCTCCACTGCCGGTCAGTATAACTGGCCGGGTCGGAGCCGAAACCGTAGGGCGATGCTCGGAACCGCTCCTTCCTAGTAACAATCCAGGAAGTTGTCCAGGGCCCTTTCCTACCCGAAAGGGTGGTGGGCCCGTAGACGGAACAGGTATGCGTGGTCACAGTTGTGACCATCAGGTACCCGTAGCGGAGCACCAAACCGTCTGATGAAAGAGCAGTCGCGTTGGCGATATTATCGCCAAGGTTGACATTCCAATCAGACAGCCAACTCCACGGCGCAAGGTTCCAAAGTACCTCCGGAGTGATCCGGAGTCCGAGCAGCTTGTTAGCTTGCTGCTCGAAACGTGCTGCATCTTCAAAGAGGTTTCCCCCTTGCTGAAGATAGTACGTATACGCGCCTGAGAACCAAACCTGCCTTTCGGTGGTGATGGTCTCCTGCATGGAACCGAACGTGTTCTCACCTGTGAACAACGCATTGGTACCCGTCGAGTTAGAACAACACTCGATTCTTCCCGTTTTAAAGGGGAGCACCTCTACGTTGCGCTCAAGTGGAAAGGAATAGCTTCTCCGGATGTTCTTTCCGGAGTCTCGCTGGTACTGCCTAAGGAGTTTATTATGCTCCTTTATGGCATGTGCCGCGTTGATCACGTCCCTTATTAGGGGATTCCAGCCAAACTGAACTTGGAGATGCGAATCCGCGACGGTTTTGGTAACGCCGCGTTCCCGTATACTCTGCTTCAGTTTCGAAGGAGTCGAGCGAGTGTGAGGGAAACCCTCACGCTTCAACTCGGCGAGTCCAACTGCGAGTTCCGCTACTGGTGCTGTCGGACGTGTCGATGCTACAGCTCGAGGCCCATACCACCCTAAATCGGGCGGCGTGGCCTCGATGAACGTCGACGCGTTGCTGTGGTATGCAGGCACAGAATAAACGTGCCCGGCATAATTTACGAGAGTTCCAGACCCAGCCCAGCCAGGTATCCAAACCTGTTCTGAGATAAAGTCTGGTACTACTTCCCTCTTAATTGAGAGAAACTCGTGTCCAGTGTCGAAAGACGAAACCGGCTCATCCTTCATCGCACTCTTCTTCAGGGCTTTGAATCGCTCTGAATAGTTGCGCGCTGAGAGAATTGCCGTATCGTCATCCGTATCACTGTCCACAGCGGACTGCATCAGCCTACCAGTTCGAAAACTGGTAGTTTCCTGTCCAGCGCCAAACTGATCACCGACGTCTTTAAACGTGACGGTGGCCGAAGCTCCAGGGTAGGTGATTTCCTCCAACCGGGAAGTACCGGATTTGAAGGACCTTCTTGAAGTAACGGTGGCGCCCATGGAGTGTACCTTACTGGGGTAGTAAACCCCTGCGTGACTGCTAGCGATCTGCTAGCAGGGTATGATAGGATTCATCACCCTATCAGGCATACTGCACCCAGCTGG